AAACTTATTATCCACTTGAGATAAATATTTTTCAAAATTAGTATTGACATTTCAATATAACAATCCTATATACCTTTTATGAAAGGAAATATTATGGATATAAATTTAAGAGCAGATGCACCCGATCAATCAGATATTATTGATCCTAAAAAATTATCAGAAGAAGTTGAGAAATTAAAATCTATTCAAGCTAATATAAAATCAAAAGAAGACGAAATAAAAACTTTAAAGGAAGATGAAAAATATTATAGTTGTTTAGTTATTCCAAAGTTAATGGAAGACATGAATCTAAAAAGTTTAAAACTTAAAGATGGTTCTGAACTTACAATCAAACAAATTTATAGTGCCTCAATGAGAGCGGATAAAAAACCGGAGGCGATAAAATGGCTTCGAGACAATGGCTTAGGTGATATTGTAAAAAATAATATTACAGTAACATTTGGCCAAGGCGAAGATAACAAGGCTGTCGAATATGCTGGCCTTGCGAGGGAGCGTGGCTATGAACCAACTCAAGACGAGAAGGTTCACCACGCTTCACTCACAGTAGTGATGAAGGATTTCAAAGAAAAAGGTAACGAAATTCCTGCTGATCTATTTAGTACGTTTGATGGAAATCAAACAAAATTAAAAAATAAATAATAACGATTAAATAATAGGAGACATATATGAGTACAGAAAGTACAATCGTAAAGAAAGATAATGCAGGTGCATTATCTACAATTAACCTAAGAGCTGATTCAGGTAAAGGAACTGAAGAGTTAAGATCGGATGATGTATCAACACCGATTTTAAAAATACTTCATCAGTTATCACCTGAGTGTAACTCAAGAAACGCAAAATACGTTGAAGGTGCAAAACCTGGAATGATCTATTCTGGTAGTTTTGGAAATTTAATTGATGGTGAGAAGGGACTAGATATAGTTGTTGCTCATACTCAAACTAGATTTCCGGAATGGCAAGAAAGAGGAGATAGCGCAGCTGCTCCAGTAGGAACTCATCTAGAGATACCTACAGATGCCGTCGAAGAAAAGAATGGTAGATACAGATTACCTAATGGTAACTATGTAGAAAAAACAATGTATTTCTATGTAATAGCTATTGTTGGTAAAGAGTTTAGAAAAGCTGTTATTGCCATGAGATCATCTAATTTAACTCCAGGTAGAGAGTTAAACAACTTGATTGCTAACTTGAGAATGGAAGATTCCCAAGGTACATTTCAACCAGCGGCTTACACTGCAGTGTTCAACTTAAAAACAGTTGGCAAAAACTGGGGTGATAAAAGTTGGCATGTGTACAAACCATCATTAGTAAAAATGTTAGATGTATCTACAGGTATGGATGCTGAAGCTTATACTATGGCACAGAATCTACAGAAAGAAGTTTCTAAAGGTTCTGCTAAACCTACTTATGATAAAGTTGAAAACAAAAATACTAAAGACATTATCTAATTCCGTAAAGGAATGTAGCTACGGAGGCGATAAAGGGAGACTGGAGTCGCCTCTAAAAATTAATAGGACAGGATTAAATGCAGGAATATATAAAGTACTTTACAGGGTTAAAAAGAAATTATGGAGTTTGCAAAACAACTGAAGGTTTTGTAGATGCTGAAACAGGTAAGAAAAGATATCCACACGAATGGTCTTCAATACCTTTAATAGAACAAGATTATTTAGATCATCTATCTGGTAAAAAATCTATCGGTATACAACCATGTACTGATGAAGGTAAAGCTAGATTTGGTGCAATTGATGTAGACAAATATCCAATAGATAGAAAATTTTATTTAAATATTATACAAGAAAAAAAGCTTCCGATCATACCTGTCCTGTCGAAGAGTGGTGGACTACATTTATATGTGTTCACCACTGAGTTTGTAAAAACAAAAGCGATAAGAGATTTTTTAGAACAGGTTTTATTTTTATTTAAACTACCAATCAACACAGAAATATTTCCAAAACAAACTTCATTAGGTGAAAATGCTGATGGTGAAAAGACTAACGGTAATTTTATAAACTTACCGTACAATAGTATTTCAAGAAAAGCATTACTTCCAGATGGTGAAGAAATGCAAATTGATATGTTTTTAAAAGTCATTGAAGCTAATGCACAAACAGAAGCACAACTAAAAGATATACAAAAAAGAATTGTAGAAGAAGAATTAACAGGTGGTGGAGAAGAATTTGTAGATGGTCCACCATGTTTAGGAATATTAACTAAAAAAATAATGAAAGATGGTAGAGATAGATTTTTATATAACTATATGGTTTTTGCTAAGAAAAAGTATCCTGACAAATGGCAAGACAAAGTTATAGAAGCTGCAAGAAAATATTTTGAGTTTGATAATAACTGGACAGATATACATGTTAATCAAAAGATTAAAAGTTGGAGTAAGGATACCAAAGGTCATACTTGTAATGATCCATTACTAGCACCGGTTTGTGTAAAATCTGTATGTGTTAAACGAAAGTTTGGCATTATATCAGATAATAAACCGGTATGGCCAGCATTATCTGCATTACAAAAATTAAATATAAAACCTACACCTGAATGGTATTTTACTGTTGAGAATGAAGAAGGACAAACAAAACAAGTGCACGCAAAAAATGTGCATAGAATAGAAAGTCAGAAAGAATTAAGAGCATTACTAATGGAACAGGTACACGTAGTACCACCTACAATTAAGGGTAATGACTTTTATGAAATATTAAAAAACTTATTTGAAAAATCTAAAATAGAAATACTAGAACCTGCGGAAGGTACTAATCCATCTGATATATTAAAAGCACATATCAATAGATATATAAATGATCCTCAAGCTAAGAAGTATAATTCATTTAAAAGTGGTAGACCTTTATTAGATGATGAGTATGCATACTTTTTATATAGTGCATTCTATGATGATTTAAAAACATACGAATGGAAAGAATCATCAGCAAAAACATCATTGATGATTAAAGCATTATTTCCTAGTAAGAAACCGGAAGACCAAGCTAAGTTTGATCACAGTAAAAAATTTCCTGGAAAAGATTCTGACAACAAACAATATCCACCATTAAAAACTTTACGAATACCATTAAAGTATTTTGAAACTGAAGAAGAAGTTAACGAACAACATCAGTTTGAAAGTGAAGAAGACATCGTATGATTTATAAATACTATGGACCACCAGGTACAGGTAAGACATTTAAATTAATAAGTAGAGCTAAAGCATACGCAAGATTAGGAACACCACTTCATAAAATAGGTTACTTCGCATTTAGTAAAAAAGCTGCAGGTGTTGCAAAAGAAAGAATGCCAGCAAATGATAAGAACTTACCTTATTTTCAAACGTTACATTCTTTTTGTTTTACTTTTTTAGATATAAATATGGAGGATATTATGCAACCATATCATTATGAAAAGTTTGGTAAGGAAATAAATGTAAAAGTAAAATACGCAGATAAATATAATAAAGAAGAAATTAATTATCTAACTTGTGACAATCCTTATTTTCAAATAATACATAAAGCAGTTAATAAATGCATTAGTGTTAGAGAAGAATATGAATTATGGGAACATAATCCTAAAGAAATATTATGGGGAACTTTAAAGTATATTAGTGATAATTTAGTAAAGTATAAAGATGCCAAAAATTTATATGATTTCAATGATTTAGTAGATTTAACGATTAAATCTAAAGACAAAGATAACTTCCCTACATTCAAAGCAGTGTTTATAGATGAAGCTCAAGATCTATCGCCATTACAATGGAAACTATTTGATGTGTTTAAAGAAAAATCAGAAGATGTATATCTTGCAGGAGATGATGACCAGGCTATATTCGTATGGGCTGGTGCAGATGTAGAAAGATTTATTAAAGAACCGGCTAAAGAAAGGGTCCTAAAGTACTCAAAACGTGTGTCTAGAACCGTCCAGGAGGAGTCTCAGAAGCCGATTGAGCAAATTATGGGTATAAGGAAGGAAAAACACTATTTACCCAGAGATTTTGAAGGAGAGTCTTTAACCATATCTAATCTAAATCAAATAGATTTAACCAAAGGTAAATGGTTAATATTAAGTAGAACTATATCTAGACAATTAAAGATAGCTGAAGAATTAAAAAAGAAAGATTTATATTATGAAACTAACAAAGGAAAAAGTTTTAGTGTAACTTTATATAATACAGCTATGCTTTATGAAAGTTGGTGTAAGGGAAAAATTTTACAGGAGAAAGAAGAGAAACAAATACAAGAATATTTAGGAAATAATTTATTTAACAGAACTGTAGATTGGTTTGATCAATTTGTAAAAGCTGATGAGAAAGAAAAATTATATATAAAAAATATGTTAGACAACAAAGAAAATTTAAATGCTAAAGCTAGAATATGGCTATCTACTATACATGCAGCAAAAGGTGGAGAAGAAGATAATGTAATTTTATGTTTAGATATGGGAAGTAAAATTCTTAAATCTATTAAACGCAGTCAACAAAAACATGACGAAGAGCATAGGGTCTGGTACGTAGGAACCACAAGAGCAAGAAATAACCTATACAAACTAAAAGCAAAAATAAAAAGAACGGGGTATCAATTATGAGAGTTATAACATCAGATATATTTTTAACATTCTGTATATGGTTTTTTATTATGGAGGCAATCAAATGACACACAAAGATATATTTAAAGATTCATTTCCACAAGACAAACAAATAGGCGGGAGTCACTACAAAGAGTTTCATATTCAACCATATGAATTTATTTCTAAGAACGACCTTTCTTTTTTTCAGGGCAATGTTATAAAATATGTTTGTCGCTACAAAAACAAAGCCGGAATACAAGACCTTGAGAAGATAATTCATTACTGTGAATTAGAAATTAAAACAATGAAAGATCTAAAAAAGAAATGATTATACCTCAGACAGAATGGTTAGTACCCACAGAGTATCCTGATTTAAGATCAGCAGAAGAAATTGCTATTGACTTAGAGACACGTGATCCAGACTTAAAGAAACTGGGTTCAGGAGCCATCACAAGTAATGGTGAAGTTGTAGGTATAGCTGTTGCTGTCGATGGTTGGAAAGGTTATTTTCCTATAGCACATGAGGTAGGTCCAAACTTAGATCGTAAAAAAGTTTTAGATTGGTTTACTGATGTATGTTCATCACCTGCTACAAAAATATTTCATAACGCAATGTATGATGTTTGTTGGATACGTAATTTAGGTATAAAAATTAATGGGTTAATCGTAGATACTATGATTGCAGCCAGTCTTATAGATGAGAATAGATTCTCTTATACCTTAAATACTATGTCCTGGGCTTATCTTAACAAAGGTAAGAATGAAGCTAGACTAATAGAGGCTGCAAAAGAAAGAGGACTAGATGCAAAAGCAGAGATGTGGAGATTACCTGCTATGGAAGTTGGATCTTATGCAGAACAAGACGCATCACTTACTTTAGAACTTTGGCAAAAATTTAAAAAAATAATTATTGAAGATGATTTACAAAATGTATTTAATTTAGAAACTGATCTGTTTCCTTGTCTGGTCGATATGCGCTTCCTAGGGGTGCGGGTAGATGTCGAGAAAGCCAATCAATTGAAAACAGCACTGGCAATAAAAGAAGAAAACCTATTACAACAAATAAAAATAGAAACAGGAGTAGACATTCAGTTAATGGCTGCAAGAAGTATTGCTCCACTTTTCGATAAATTAAATTTACCTTACTCCAAAACTGAGAAATCTGGTGAACCATCATTTACTAAAAACTTTCTTGTTACACATAAACATCCTGTAGTACGTATGATAGCAGAAGCTAGAAAGATAAACAAGGTTAGAACTACCTTTATTGATTCTATTATTAAACATGAACACAAGGGTAGAATACATGCAGACATCAATCAGATCAGATCTGATGATGGAGGTACCGTTACAGGTAGATTTAGTTATTCTAATCCTAACCTACAACAAATTCCAGCACGTGATCCAGATACAGGACCATTAATAAGAAGTTTATTTATACCTGAAGAAGGTTGCAAGTGGGGTACATTTGACTACTCGCAACAGGAACCAAGGCTTGTTGCACACTATGCATTAAAGTTTGAGTTGCCATCTGTAAATGATATTGCAGATTCATATGAGAATGATCCTTCAACAGACTTTCACAAAATTGTAGCTGAGATGGCGGACATACCTAGATCACAGGCCAAGACAATTAATCTTGGTTTGTTTTATGGTATGGGTAAAGCAAAGTTAATGAATGAATTAGATTTAACAAAAGATAAAGCTGATGATCTTTTTAAAAAGTATCACGATAGAGCACCTTTTGTAAAACAGTTAATGAATAAAGTTATGAATGCAGCATTAAACAAAGGACAAATAAAAACATTATTAGAGAGACGTTGTAGGTTTCCTAAGTACGAACCTATTTTAAAAGGTAGTGATTGGGGTAAATATATACCTGCAGAAGATGAAGAACGTATGAAAGAGTTACAAGAAATGGGGCCAGTGTTAAAAGATTTTGAAGGTAATGTAATAAAAGAAAAAGATGGCAAGTCTAAAAAAAATTATTGGCACAACAATCCAACACGTAGAGCTTTTACATACAAAGCTTTAAACAAATTAATTCAAGGTAGTGCTGCAGATATGACAAAAAGAGCAATGGTTAACTTGTATAAAGAAGGGTATTTAGCACATATACAAATTCATGATGAACTTGATTTTTCTATTGAATCCAAAGATCAAGCTGATAAAATAAAAAAAATAATGGAACAAGCAGTAGACTTGGAAGTTCCAAATAAAGTTGATTATGAATCTGGACCTAACTGGGGAGAGATAAAATAAATTATGGCTTATTTAAATGCGGACATACCACCTATCTACTGTAAAATACGTAAGGAGTATTTATATGATTTGGAAAAACATCAAGGAGAATCTGTTGACTGCTGTGTCTTTAGTGTGGTCTCTATTACAGATAGGGCTCTCTTATTTAATATCATGCTACCAAATGGTGCATGCTTTTGGCGTCTACCTATATCAGCGTTTTTTCAAGAAAAATTTGACAGAAAAGACGTACCAGATATCCCAATCGACAATCTTCAATTATGGAATTGTTTTAGTTATTATCCTAGTGTTCATTGCTTTAGTTTTTTAAGAGGCAAACGTGGTAAATACTTTGGTAAAGATAAAATAAATTATCCATTTGAATATTTATTTACTATTGACTGGGGACACCCAGATAGTAATATACTAGATACTGAGCATTCTGAGATTCCTGCGGAACATAAGTGTGCTCACATACTTGCTTTAGATAATGGCAATTATGCAGCGCAACCCAATAATAGAATATTATGGGATGCCCCAAATTACACTACTAAAAGAGAAGTGCCTGATTACAGCGTCCAAACTACAAAATGGAATGTAGAGAATAAAGATTGGTTGACTGAAGATAGTAATAAAATGTTTTATACAACAGAGGATAAAAAATGAGTTTAAATATATGTATAGATTGTTCTTTTGAAAAAAAGAAATGTCAATGTGTTGCCCAACCAACTAAAAAAATAAG